ATCAAGCGGGGCATCGGCGTCGCCGTCAAGAACGCGCCGATCAACAACCCGTCGGCCGTGACCGAGAAGCCAGCGAAAGCACCCCGCAAGAACGCCAAGCCGGTCAAGGTGCACAAGACGGCCGAGCAGCAGGCCGCAGCCCGCGCGGAAATCACCGCTCGCCGCGCCGAGAACAAGCAGGCCGACGCCGCCGAGTTCACCGAGACGATCAACCGCGCCGCCGAAATGTACGACCTCGACCCCGACCAGCTCCGCGAGACCGCCGAGTACGTGTGGCAGGAAATGTACAACGACGACCAAGAGCGCGAGAAAGCCAAAGAGAAGGTTCGCAAGGATACCGGGCTAAGCCAGCAGGACTACCAGCTCGTGGTCGACTTTCGCGGCGGCGACCATTCGAGCGCGCACTTTATCGGCGGCGAAGTCGGCGACCGCATGAAGGCCCTCGACGTGAAGGCCCGCAGCATCGCGCTATCGTATCCGCAGCTCAATATCGGGCAGCCGGTCATCGGCGACGACGTTGATTGGGCCGAGAAAATTTGGGGCATCATCGGGGAAGGGAAAATGCCGCTACCCCGCAAGAGCGACCGGCAGGTCATTCAAGAGGCCGTCGCAATCCTCAAGCCGTCGGCAGCTCCCCAGCTCGAGGACCAGCAAGGCGAAGCCGACGACACGCCCGACGAATGGACCCCGCAGTACGAGCCCGAGCCCGAGCAGGGCGTGCCGTTCTCCAAAGAGGGATTCTTGGCCCGCACGTGGCACCGGCTCACGGCCGCCGTGAATCGCTACGCCCGTCAGGGAACGCTTTGGGGCGAGACCGAGCCCAGAGACGCCGACGGCAAATGGACGACGGGAGGAGCGACGCCAGCCCCCAAGAAAACGCCGACCCAAAAGACGCTCGGGCTCAAATCTGCGACGAGCAAGAGCGAAACCGCGACGAGCAAGAGCCCGGCCGAGCAGGCCTACCAAGCTGCGTGGGATTGGGTAGATAAGGGGATTGAGAAGTACGGCGGGTCGCTGCAGCTTATGTCGTCGCCCGAGTACGAGAACAAGTACACCGAGCTGCAGGAGGCCTACACGCAGGCCAAGAAAGCCGGCGTCTCGCCGCTCATGGGCTTTCGCCTGCCGGTCACCACGTTCGACGGCTACCCAACCGGCGGCACGCGAGCCGACGTGGGTCGCCCTGAGGGGCCGCAGGGCGAGAAGCCGAAACCCAAGCCGGCCGCCGAGCCGCCCAAGTCGGACACGCCCACCCCGTCGCCACCCGAACCCGGCGAGTCGGAGTTCGTCGGCGAAGCGCGCGCCCAGTACGCCAAGCTCGGCACCAAGGCCCCGCTCTTTAAGAAGTGGTTCGGGGATTGGGAGAATGACCCGGAGCACGCGAGCAAGGTCGTCGACCACACGGGCGCACCGCAAAAAACCAGCGGCTCGGGCGTGCTGCGGGTTTATCACGGCACGACTGAGGGGTTCGACGAGTTCCGGCCGCCGCGATACGGCACGCACGTCGGCAAGGGCTTTTACTTCGCCGAGAGCAAGGAAATCGCCGAGAACTTTGCGCAGTACGACTTCGATACCGGCCGCCCCAACAAAAACTCGCGCATTGTCGAGGCCTATCTCGATATCAAAAACCCGTGGGACATGGATACCACAACCACCGGCGACGAGCTCAAGAAAATGGCCGAAGCCGGCGCGGAAATCTACAACGCCAAGGTAGCGCGCAAGGCCAAAGCGGACGACAGAATTACGGCCCAAGATATTCTCGACGAGGTCAAGCACGACCGGGGCGACGACGGTTCAATCAGCAGATACAAGGCATGGTCCGCGATCCAAACCTATATCGGCATCGACCGCGTCAACGACGTGCTCGAGAAGCTCGGGTACGACGGGATAACCCACCGCTCGGGCGACCAAATGGGCACCATGATTCAAGTACGCAAAAACAACGGCGACCACGGGCGCGTATGGATTGCATTTCGCCCGCCGCAGATCAAGAGCGTCGATAACCGGGGCACGTTCAACCCGCTCGACGGGCATATCAAGCACGCAGCCAGCGGCGAGACCGTGCACTACGAGCCCGGCGACTTCACGCGCACCCTCGTCGATAAAGTGCGCGACTACGCCAACGCGATTCACTACGCCCGGCAAATGACGATATGGGACAAGAAACTGCACCCGCGCGAAGACGACGGCAAGTTCGCCGAGAAGGGAACCGGCAGCATTCTCGAGCCGAAGCCGCCCGAGCCGAAAGACGCGCCCGACGCCGAGCCCGGCAAGCCGTTCACGCTCACGCGCGGCCAGTGGCACGCCATGCAGAAAGCGGCCAACCCGAATTACGATATTCAGGATGCCAACCGAAAATACAAGGCCGCCATCAAGGCGCTCGTCGAGGCCGGCAAGCCGGTCGACCCGGGCATCCTCGAGGACTACCCCGACCTGCAGGAGCTCGCCAAAAGCGCGACGAGCAAGGCACCAGAACCGCCGGCACCCGAGCCGGAACCGGAACCGGAACCGCCGGCCGAAGACCCGGGCGATATCATCCCCAAGCCGGGCACGCCCGAGCACAAGGCCGAAATGGAGCGGCAAGAGCTGCGGCTACGAGACGCGCTGCGGGATATGTACGAGAGCTCGATCAAGACCGGCAAGCGGTTCGGCAAGGACATCCCGGCCGAGTCGCTCACGCGGCTCGAGGAGGGTCTCAGGAAGCTCAACGAGCAGTACCCCAACGACCCCCGCTCGAAAGACGTGACCATACGCTACTCAGATTATCCGCAGAAGCCGACGCCGGCCCCCGAACCCAAGCCGGAACCCAAGCCGCCGGCCGTGCCCGGGAAGGGCTCGACGCCGCTCGCCGCGAGCAGCGGGGCCGTGATAAGCGAAGACCAGAGCCCCGAAGCGAAAGCCATGCGATCCAAGCTCGAGCTGCGGTTCGCCAAGGCGTGCCTCGTGGCGCAGAATCGGGGCGGCTCTTTTGAGGGTACAATCTACCCGCCGATCACCAAGCAGCAGGCCGTCGCGTACACCGCCGCCGCGTCGCGCGTGTTCGCCGCGATGAACCTGAACGCCCTGCAGCGATTCGCCGACAACGTCAACGAGATTGAGCTCTACCGCTCGACGACCGGCGTCGCCAAGAGCTACCGGCGATACAAGCGGGGCGGCAAGGGCGTCGGCGGGTATTACGTTTGGAGCCTAGCGCGACCCGGCGGCAACCTGAACCTCGACGGCGACATGCACTACCCCGGCAGCAAAAAGGTATGGCTCGACACCGTGGGACTCTACGCCCACGAGTTCGGGCACGCCATCGACGGGCACTACGACTACACTGGTACGCGGACGTGGCGCGACCTCTACCGCAAGGAAATCGAGGGGAACAAGCTCAGCGGGCGAGCCGACTACGACCATACGGAAGGGTGGGCCGAGTTCGCGCGGCTCATCCTCACCGGGGGGCCGGAGCTCGCTAAGCAGAAATTCCCGGGCTGTTACGACTACTGGAAATCGAGAGGACTGTGAATCATGGGCGTACTACGCGAGCTGTTTGAAAACAGAGGGGATTATATGGATGGCACCATCGTCGACCCGGATACCGGCGAGGTTTACCACTTCGACTCCCTCATTGGCGACGACACGCCCGAAGACGCCGAAACCGCGACGGGCAACAGCGGGGAATGGTCGAAAACCGATAACCGCATCGACCACGCCCGGGACATGGCCGACAAAATCCGCCACGCCCTGCAGGACTGACCGTCGTGCACAAAAAACCGCGACGAGCAGCGGGGGCAGGATTGCCCAAGCTACCGGGAAAGGGAAATTCACTTGACGCACATAAGCCAAGCCGAGTACGTTAGGGGCATGCGGGCGAAAAACCGCGAGCGTTACGACTACGTTCGTTCGCGGCTCTCGCAGTTACTCGAGCAGGTCGACCACGAGTTCACGGGCAAGATTCTAGTAGAAGTGCCCGTACTCAAGGGAACCGTCGGCCGGATAGAGTTCACAGTCTCAGACAGGCAAATGGAGTGATAAAGGGCCGACGGGGCACCTTGAACAACAAATCCCGCCCGCCCTATAGCCAGCGAAAGCCGGCAACCCACATAACCAAACAGGCCACCCCGAACAACGGAGCCCGTTTCTTGCCCACCGGCAGGACGCGGGCTTTTTGCGTTTACAAGGCAAAGCATGCCCAGTCTCAAAGAGCTCGACGACCCGAAGAAATATCCGCCGCTCGACCCGGCGCGGTTCGATATTTCCCACGACGTTCCCGTGTTCGACGAGCACTGCGACGAGGAACCGCTGCGTGACGAGGTCACGGGCGACATTATCCTCGACGAGCAGGGCAACCCGAAGACGCGCCAGATTCGCTACAGCCGCGACGTGCTCGAGTCGATTGCCGAGAATCTCAACCGGCGTATCCGCGACACGGCCGACTATACCGCGCTCTCGATTGAGCACACGCCGACGCCCGAGCAGCGGGCCAACGGCATAAAGGGCCAAGAGGTCGTCGGATTCGCCGGGCCGTACTACGTCGCACCGTGGGGCAAGGAAAACCCCCGGCCGACGATCTACGCCCGTAATTGGGCCACGTTCAAAGAAGATACCGCCAAGGCCTCGAAGTACCCGCGACGGTCGGTCGAGCTATGGGCCGAGCGTAACATTCACGACCGCTATTTCGACCCTATCAGCCTGCTCGGGGCCGTGACCCCGCGCCGCGACTTGGGGCTGCACTATAGCCGGGTCAACGAGGGTCGCCCCGTGCCGGTCTATCGGTACGACGCTTGCTTTGCGAGCGGCACCAACACGTTTATGCCCAGCGCCGGCGACGACGCCAAAAAGAAGCGCTACGAAAACCACGAAACCCCGGAAACCGACGCCATGAGCATCGACGAATCGGATATTCAGCGTATCACCGAAGCCGTCATGCAGAGCGCGCCCATGCAATGGGTCGCCCAGCAAATGGCCGCCGAGCAAGCCAAGGGCACGCCCACGGAGGCCGCCGCTCCGCCGGCACCCGAAGCCGGAGCCCCGGGAGCTGCTCCGCCTGCAGCCGATCCGGCCGCCCCTGCAGCCCCGCCGGCCCACAAGCCACACACGCCGCCACCGGGGCACGAAGCTCCCGGGGCGTCGCAGCCGGGCAAGGATGCCCCCGACGCTGCGCCGCCCGGCGTGCCTAAAAAGCGGTTTGAAAAGAGCGACGAGCAGTCGGCACCCGTGGCCGGCGAAGCCATCGCAGACGAACCGACCCTCGAGGACGCAGCGGCGCTCGTCGCCGAAGCGACCGGAACCGCCGCCGCCGAGCCCGAGCCCGAGCTCGAGACCGTCGGAGCCGCGCCGCCCGTGTGGAACTACAGCCGCGAGCAGGCGGATAAGATTCGCTATGCCCAGATCGAGCGCGAGAATCGCACCATGCGAGCCGAGCTCGATAAAGCCAACAAGCTCGCCGAGCAGGCCCGCAGTGAGGCCCGTTTCGTCAAGCGATATTCGCAGGTCGAATCGCTGGCCCAAGAGTTCCTGCTCGACCCCGACCGGGAGCTGCAGCGAGCCGAAGTCATGGACGACGCGCAGTGGGAGGACCACCTTGGCGCGATCAAGCAGTACCGCCGGAACCCCGTGGGCCGCGCACCGCTGCCGGTCGCCGAAGCCGAAGCGGTCACCGTGGACGGCAACGACTTGCACGCCCGGGTCCGCACAAAAATCGACCGCTACAGCCGAGAGGGCAAGCGGTTCACCTATCAGGAAGTTCTCGACGAGACCAAAAAGGAAATGGCCGCCAAGTAGGCCGCCAATTACATAGCCGCCCGGTTACTCACACTCATTTAGCAAGGAAGCTGAAAAATGCTCACGACCCCTAATTTTGTTGCCGGCGGCGATATCTATCCCTGCCGTTTCGTGACCCTCGTAGTTTCCGGCACGGCCGGTATCGGCATGACCGTGCTGCAAGCCACCGTCGGCGCAGGCTCGGAAGGCGACTTTGTCATCGGCGTCAGCCAAGAAGGTACGAAGAAATTCGACTCCGCATTGGCCGCCGCATCGGGCGACCAACTCGAGGTCTCCGGCCCGGGGCACTACGCCCTCGTGACATGCGGAGCCGTTAATATCGCGGCGGGCGTTCAAGTGAAAGCGGGCGTGGACGGCAAGGCTCTCGTCGTCGCTGCCGACAAGGATTGCGTCGCCGGCCTCGCGCTCACCGCCGGGCTCGTCGGCGAAAAGTTTTGGGTACTCGTCAACCCGTACAAAATCTCAATGTAATCGTTCACGCGACCAAGGAAGCGTCGCCAGCGTCTTAAAACTCAACGACCACCTAACGCAAGGAAGCGTGAAACATGGCTGCAATTTTCCCAGCGCAACAGAATACGTTCATCCCGTCGCACGAAGAGTCGAACCGGCTCGTCGTCGACTACTCGCGGAACCCCGATAAGTTCACGCTCAACCAGTACATTCAAATTGTGCCGGTCGAGAAGCCCTTGGGGTATTATCTGAAAATGACGGTTGAAGAGCGTATGCGTATCACTACTACGACGCTCACCGAGCACCTATGGGCCGACAGCAATGACGCGCCCAACGGTAGCGAGGGCAAGGAATCGTTCGAGTTTCTGCCGTTCGCTTGTACGCGGTATGCGTACGCCGTGAACGTCGGTTATATGTCGTCCGACAACGCCTCGTGGGACATGTTGGGCCAGTACGCCAACATTCGCGCCCAACAGGCTATGACCGCCCGCACCCAACTCTGCTTGACCGCGCTCACCACGACCGGAAACTACGGGTCGAACTATGCCCCGGCGACCACTGCCGGCGGCGGCAAGTGGGACGTAGCGACGACGAGCAATCTCTATATCAAAAAGAGCATTGACTACGCCGTCAAGGCGATCCTCAAAGCGACCGGGGCCGTCGTCACCGTCGACGACCTGCAGCTCGTGGTCGGCCCCGACTTGGCCGCAATCATGGCGGAATCCCAAGAAATCGCGGACTTCGTCAAGGGCTCGCCGTTCGCGCTCGGCTACATCCGGGGCGATATCCCGGGCAAGAGCGGGAACAACCGTCGTTTCGGTTTGCCCGAGACCTATGCCGGCGTTCGGCTCGTCGTCGAGGATTGCGTCAAGGTTACGAGCCGCAAGGGCGCGACCGCTGCGAGCTCATTCATGCTCCCCGCTACGTCGGCGTTCATCACTGCCCGCCCGGGCGGATTGGTGGGCACCGCCGGCGGCCCGTCGTTCTCGACCGCGACCTTGTTCGTCTACAACAAAGACGACATGAGCGTCGAGACCCGAGACGACGTTGATAATCGCCGTCGAACGATTCGCGTCGTCGATACGATTGCCCCCGTCGTGACCGCCGGATCGTCCGGCTACTTGTTCACCAGCGTAACCGGCTAATCGCAGGGGGCTAACCAGTGAGTTACGCCACCCCGGCAGACCTCATCGCTCGCAAGAGCCCGAGTACCATCGCGGCTCTTGTGAGCGATACGGACGAAGAGGCGAGCGAAGCAGAGCTCGCCACCGACGCCAAAGTGCTCGCGGCACTCGCGTCGGCTAGTGGGGCGGTCGAGGCCGCCTTGCTGCAGGGCGGGCGGTACAGCGTGATCGACTTGACGACGCTCTCGGCGAACGCCGCCGCATACCTCAAGCAAATGGTATGCGACATCGCTATGGCGTACCTATTCGCCCGAAAGCCGCTACACCGGCAAGAGGATTACAAGGCCGCCCTCGAGCTGCAGGACACGTACCTCGAGCGACTCAGAATCGGCAAAAACGTGTTCAACATCGACGCCAACATCGACGCCGGCACGCCGAGCTATTCAGCTCCCACCGTCGCCAGTATCGAGAACCTCAATCTAATCGTTGACGCGGCCCGTTCGCACTACTACCCCGCAAGACGGAGCAATAACTAATGGCCGCAATCATCAACGTCGCCGGCGCGACCCCAGTATCGGTCGGAACGGGCAGCGCCGGAGCTCTCGAGCCGCTCGGGTATACCCGCGACGGCTGCAGCCTCACTTTCGAGTCGTTCGTCTATGAGGTTCACTCTGACGATTACGGCGGCGAGAGCGGCCCGCCCATCGATATTCAGTACATGGGCGAGACCGTGCGCATTCGATTGGAGCTCACGAAGTACGACGAGGCCGTCGCCGATAAGATTCGCTGCCGGCTGCGCGGCGGAACCGCCGGCACCGTGGGCGCGACCGGCTCGCTCATGCTCAGCAGCAACGGCGTCACGAGCCTAGCCTATCGGATTTGCCTCATTTCGCCGACGCGGCCGCTTAACTTCCCGATTTGCGTGTAAAAAGAGCCCATTGAAATCAATAAGGGCACGAAGTTCTCGACGCTTGTGCTCGACGGCACGGCCTACCGAAACTCGTCGGGCCTGCTTTGGGACACGACTACCGCCTAAACCCAAGAAACGCGACGAGCAACCATGCTAGGACTATTCAAACCGAAGACCCGCGAGCGAGAGATTTTCAAGTACCACGACGGCGAGCGCGAACGTGCCGCCGATCCGGTTGCCATCATGCGGGCAATGGCGAACCACCCCACGCTTGACCTGCAGCAGAACGTGCAGGAAATGCAGGCCGAAGACCTGAAGGTACAAACCAGCGCCACCGTCGTCGCCGTCAACGCGACCCGGGAAATTTTCGGCGTCAAGCCGTGGAGCGAAGAGAACCCGGACGGGCTCACCGAAATGGAAACGCTGGACCTCTTGGCCGAGTTCGTGAATTACAGCGCCGAGTTAAAAAAAAATGGCAGTGGGCGGCGGATTTAGCCGGCGTCTACGGAGTTCAAGTGCTCGGGCCGATAGAGTACGAGTGCGTAGTTGGGCTCTGGCTTAATAAAGAGCGAACGGAAACGCGACGAGCAGCGAGCGTATTGCGGGCAATTTCGGCGGCCATAAGCAACGCCATCCCCAAGGACTTTTTCGAGGCCGTCAGCGAATCGCCTGAAGAGGGCGAAGCTGAATTTCAAGCCCACGGGGCCCGTAACGCATGATCGTTTTTATCGGGCCTATCATCGCCGCCGTGCTCCGAGTGATCGGCACGCGCATCGCCGCCGGAGCCGCTGCGCGAGCCGGGGCCAGCGCTGCAGCTCGAGCCGGGGCCGGCGCAGCCACCGGGGCCGCTGAGGGGGCCGTCGAGGGGGCCGCAGCCAAGGCAACCGCCAAGGTCGCCGAGAAGAACACGTTTGACGAAATGGTCAAGCGGGCGTTCGCCAAGATAGATAAAGGCAAGGTCAAAGAGGCATCCACCAACGCGGGCGACAAGTATTTCGACGATATTCTCGCCAAGTTCCATTCGGAAGACGCCAAGGCGAAGGGCGGCAGCTCGGGCGCAGCGACGGGCGGCGGCGGAGCTAGCGGCGGAGGCGGAGGAGGCGGCGGCGGAGGCGGCGGGGGCGGAGGGGGCGGTCACGACCCGGCACCCGGAGGACGCCCGAGCGACAACGACGACGGGAACCCCGCCCAGCCTCACGAGCAAAAAGCGCTTGGACGAGCACCGTGGGAGGCGTTGAAGTTCGCCCTAGCCG